GACACCACCCGGGCGCACTCGGTGCTCGACGCCAAGATGATCGAGAATCACGAGCGCCTCGCCGAGATGCAGGAGATGATGCCGCCATGGTGGGCGGCCGAGGGTCCCGTGAAGGTGTACAAGCGCGGCCCGAACAAGAAGCACTGGGGCCACGGCATCATCGCCGGCGGTGACAAGTTCACCCCCGTCGAGCTGGAGGTCTTCAGCCCAACCGCCCGACTCCAGATAGCCGCGCGGCTACAGGCCAAGGGCTGGCGGCCCAAGAAGTACACGGCCACCGGCTTGGTGGACACCAGTGCCGACGTGATTCGCACGATCAACCTGCCAGAGGCGCAGATGATCGCGGACTACCTCGACACCGACAAGCAGATTGGGCAGATCAACAGTGCGCCCAAGAAGAATGGCAGCGGAGGTGGTTGGCTGCACCACCAGCGCGCCGACGAGAGGGTCCATCCCAACTTCAACCCCACTGGGGCGAACACACATCGTTCGTCTTGCAGCGCTCCCAACCTACAGCAGGTGTCGAGCGCGGAGGAGATGCGAAGGTGTTGGGTGCCGAAGAAGGGATGGACCCTCGTCGGGGTGGACGCCAAGGGGCTCGAGCTCCGGTGTCTCGCTCACTACCTCGCCAAGTGGGACGACGGGGCCTACGGCCGCATCCTCCTGGAGGGCGACATCCACACGCACGTGCAGCAACTGATGGGCTTCAACTCGCGAAACAAGATCAAGACGTTCGAGTACGCGTGGCTCTACGGTGCGGGCGACGCCAAGCTTGGCTCCATCATCCGCGACGACGCGGGCAACCTACCGGCCAAGCCGGCTAACGGCCACCTGGGCAAGGCGGCCCGCTCCAAGTTCGAGGGCTCGATACCCGGGATGTCCCGGCTGACGGCCACCGTAAAGGCCAAAGCCTCTTCAGGCAAGCTGAAGGGAATCGACGGGCGCACCCTCTGGGTCCGCTCACCTCACTCCGCACTCAACCTGTTGCTCCAGTCGTGCGGCGCCATCATCATCAAGACGGCGTGGTCGTTCATGGCCGAGGAGATGGCGGCGCGCGGTCTGGTATACGGAGAAGACTGGGCTACTGTCATCCAGGTCCACGACGAATGGCAGATCGAAGCGCTCCCGCAGGCCGCTGAGTCGGTCGGCGCGGTCGTCCGCACTTGCATCCAGAGGGCTGAAGTCGCCCTCAACATCCGCTGCCCGCTCGACGGCAGCGTTCACGTCGGCCCGTCCTGGGCGGACACTCACTGAAGGACTGAACATGAAAAATCTACCCGAGTGGAAGCAGCACGCGATCAGCATCGCGTTGGCCCTCACCATCGGTGCGGCCGTGGTCTTCGGCAGTGTCGCCGCCGCCAAGGGCGCAGAGAAGAAGCCCGACCTCAACGAGGTGGTCTCCTACCTTTACAAGACATACGGCGAGCAGGCCATCAAGGCCGGCGTGCTCTCCAACGGGCACGTGCTCGTCTTGTTCTACGACCCCAAGGACGACTCGTTCACCATGGTCACGGTCGATCCGCAGACGTTCGAGGTCAGCAAGCTCGCCGCCGGCGAGGCCTGGGAAGACTTCACTCTCTTGCTGCCCCCGACGGGCCGAGAAGTCTAATGGCCGCGCTCATCGACGCGGACATCATCTCGTACATCGCCGCGTCGGTGGCGCAGGACTCAACCGATTGGGGCGACGGTGATCTGATGGTCACCGCCGACCTCGACAAGGCCAAGCGAACGGCCGACGACACCATCGCCGCGTGGCATCAGCCCACCGGCGAGGACGACTTCCTGCTGTGCTGGTCTGACCGTACCTGCAAGACGTTCCGGTACGGAGTCCACCCGCACTACAAGGCCCAGCGCACCGGGGCCAAGCCCGTCCTCCTCAAGGAGGTCGAGGCCTACATGCACCAGAAGTACGAGAGCGTGGTGTTCGCGGGCCTTGAGGGGGACGACGTCATCGGGTTGATGATGACCGACCCCGACCGTGGGGCCGACGTTGCGGTCAGCACCGACAAGGACCTCAAGACCATCCCCGGCAGGCTGTACGTGCCGGGCAAGAGCCAGCGTCCCGGCATGGTGCGCCAGGACCGGGCTGACTGGTGGTGGATGACGCAGGTCATCGTCGGTGACCCGAGCGACAACTTCAAGGGCGCCCCGGGCGCGGGGGCCAAGGCGGCCGCGAAGGCCCTGGACGACCGGCAGGGGGCGCCGATCGACATCCTATTCGACGCCGTGCTTGCGGTGTTCGAGCTCCAGAACAGTAAAAGTCGCTGGCAGGAGAAGATGGTCCACCCAGGAGAGCCTTGGGAAGAGGCCGTCATGAACGCGCGCTGTGCCCGCATCCTGCGGCACGGCGACTACAACCACCCCACTGGAAAGGTCACCCTATGGACGCCTTAAGAAAGCAGATCGGCGGAAGCCACTACCGCGAAAAGAAGATCCAGCCCATCGAGTTCATCATGGCCAACGGGCTGGGCTTCGCCGAGGGCTGCGTGATCAAGTACGTCACGCGGCACCGCGAGAAGGGTGGCCTTGAGGACCTTCGCAAGGCCAAGCACTACATCGAATTCCTGATCGAGTTCGCGGAGAACGACGGCGCGGTGGCTGACGGCGACGGCAAGTACGCCGCACCCTGGGCCGGAGCCAGCCAAGGCTGGGCCGGACCCGCCGCGCACCCCCCGCCGGCGCCCCCGAAAGAGCTGCCCGTGTCTTACTCATACGAGATAGGAAGCGGCCGAGACGACTAAAAACAGCCCCCGATCCCGTGCCGCTAAGGCATTGGGATCGGGGGTTTTTTTTCGTATGCGGGGTTTACAGTGGTACACGCAGAGGAACCCAGGAGATTTACATGACCACGAACGAACCGAAGCCCGAAATCGCACCGCGCGAAGACGATGACGCGATGCCGCGATACAGTTTCGACCTCGTGACGTGGCTCCAAGCTAACGTGGACGAGCCCCAGTTCCCCGACACGCGGGACGGGTTCGGCCGCCTTGACGAGGCAGCGGTGCGCCAAGCAGCCTTTACGGCCGGCGCGCGGTCCCTCGTCAACCAGCTTGTAGAGTGGCGGGACGAAGAGTTTGAGGAGCAGCGGAATGCAGACGACGATACATCGGACGGGTCCCATGGGGGCTTCGAGAGAATACTACGAGGGGATCGCGAAGTTTCTCGCCACTCATCATCCATACACGTGGACGGCTGACTTCCTCGAGTACTGCTGGATCTACGAGATCCGACGCGCGGGCACCGACGAGGTGGTCGCGTACTTCTGGCTGAGCTACGCCCAGGTAGAGCCCGAGATGATCCTCGAGTTCCACGCCTGCATCGTGCCCGAGTACCGCCGCAAGGTGTGGACCCGTAACATGATCTACGGCATAGCCGACAACATCGTGGAGGAGTCCACGTGCATGAAGTACATGGCGCAGTGTGACACCCCTACGCTCAAGAAGCTTTGGCGCTTTATGGGTTGGAAGGTCGGCCACATCTTTGCGACCTACACCGTACCCGAGAAGGACTAGCACATGGGCGGACTATTCAAGGCCGGCGGCCTTCACTCCAAGCTGGTGGACCCGCTGAAGATCATACCCGAGGGGACGTTCATGGACTCGCTCCCCGGCCACAAGCGTACAGCAGATAAGAAGGTTGAGGTCCCGACCGCGACCGCGCCAAAGACCTCCGCCCCCAACGCAGGGCGGGTGGCCTTACGCCGCCAGACTTCACTGGGCGGACCAGCAACAGCACCATCAGGCACAGGCCTGAACGTATAGGAGATTACAATGGGATTTGGAGGCTCGTCACCGCCACCCCCGACGCCACCCCCGGTGGTCAAGGACAAGTCACGCGTTGACCCGGACCGCCACGGCGGTGTCGCGGAGACGCGCAAGCGGCGCATCAGCCTGCGCCAGCGCACCGGCAGGAAGACTGGCCTTCGGGTTGATCTCGACGCCGGCACGGGCGTCAACACCCCGACGGCGTCCTAAGCTATGGGTGGATTTAGCAAGCCCAGCGCCCCCGCCGCGCCACCGCCAGCCCCGGCGGCCCCCGAGCGCGTCAAGGGCGAGCGCCCTGCCTCGCGCGGCACCCCCGGCAAGCGGAAGCAATCACGCCTCGCCCTGAAGCAAGAGGGCCAGGGGCGGTCAGGCATCAACCTGTCAGGCGCAGGCGGACGCGGCATCAACACCAACTAAGGACAGATCATGGGGACGGAAACAGCCATCATCATGGCAATATCGATGGCCGCCTCCATGGCCATGAGCGCGCAGCAGGCCGCGAACACGCGGAAGCAGCAGGAAGCTCAGAATGCGCAGATCAAGGCGCAGCAGGACGAGGCCGAGCGCCTTCGCATCGAGGGCCTCGCGCTCCCCGAGGCCGAGGGCGAGGCAGTCGAGGAGGGGCGCAAGCGCCGACTCACCCTGTCCAAGGACGAAGACCAGCGCCGCAACAGCGCGGTCAGCCTGGGCGGAGACACCGGCGAGCGTAGCCCGCTAGTGCTCAGCCAGCAGGCAGCAGCGGGAGACCAGTAGATGAGCGCCAAGGCACGCTACGAGATGGGCAACAAGGACCGGACCCAATACCTCCAGCGCGCGCGACACAACGCCCTGCTCACTCTCCCCTCACTCATGCCCCTGGACGGCCGCGCCAACGAGGCGCATCTCATCGAGCCCTATCAGGCGCTTGGTGCGATGGGCATCACGCACCTGTCCTCGCGCATGACAATCGGCCTGCTCCCGGCGGGCCGTCCCTTCATGCGCTTCGACCTGCCCCCGAGTGTGATGATGCAGATGGAGGGCGAAGTTCCCACCGACGTGACCATCAAGCTGTCCAAGGGCGAGCAGATGGTGCAGGCTGAGGTCGAGGCCAAGGGGTGGCGCGAAGCCACGCTCATGTCCATCCAGCAGCTTCTCGTCGCGGGCAACGTGGTCGAGTACATGCTTCCAGACAACCAGATCAAACAGTACCGGATGGACCAGTACTGCATCCAGTTCGACATGCACATGCAGCTCCGCGAACTCATCATCGAGGAGAAGTTCCTCGCGTCACAGGCCCCCCTCGGCCTGACGCTCCCAGAGAATCGGGACGCCTCGACCGAGGACGAAGAGATCGAGCTGTACACCCAGATCACCCGCCAGCCCGACGGCACCTACACGCGCCACCAGGAGTGGGCGAACGGCACGCGCATCGGCAAGACCGACACGTTCACGCCCGAGACCCTGCCGTACATCCCCCTGGGGTGGACGCATCAGCCCGGCGAGAACTGGGCGCGGGCCAAGGTGTCCGAGCACATCGCCGACCTGCGGAGCCTAGATGCTCTGGAGAAGGCGCAGCTTGAGTCGGCCGCAATGGCCTCCCGTAACTTCATCATGGTTCGCCCCGGCGCCACCAGTGCCTCAGTCAAGAGGCGTCTGGTCACGGCGCTCAACGGCGACGTGGTGGTGGGAGACCCCGAGGGCGTGGAGCTGAAAAGCTTCGACAACGCCGCCGGGGCGCAGATCGTCAGCGCACAGGTACAGACCCTACGCGAGTCTCTCGCGCGCGGGTTCCTCCTGATGTCCGGCGGTCAGCGTAACGCCGAGCGCGTCACCGCCACCGAGATCGAGCGTGACGTGGCCGAGCTTGAGTCCGCCCTAGGCGGCGTCTTCTCAAGCCTCGCCAACAAGATGATGAAGCGGCGCACAGAGCTGCTGATCCTGCGGATGATCGAGTCCGGTAAGCTGCCCAACTTTGAGGGCATGGTTACCCCAACGATCCTAACGGGCCTCGAGGCCCTGTCCCGCGAGCGCGACGTAGCGCGTGCCCTCCAGGCTGCACAGATCGTGCAGGCCTTCGGCGAAGCGGCACAGGACGTGCCCAAGCTCCCCCGTATCTTGGGCCGGGCCTTCGTCGGGCTGGGCTTCGCGGACGCAGTCAACACCGAAGAGGAAGTTCAGGCCATACAGCAGCAGCGCCAGCAGGCGATGCAGGAGCAGGCCATGATGGAGAAGCTAGGACCCCCCGTCATCAACGCGGCGGCTAAGGGAGCCCAGCAAGAAGGAGGAGAGTAATGGCGAAGTCGATGTTGGACAAGGTTCACATCACGAAGCTGAAGACCAAGGGCCGCTTCCGTATCAAGAGCCGCCGGCATAAGAAGTCCGTCAGCCCGAGGAATAGATAATGGCCGCATCATGGATGCCGTTCAATGAGAAGAACCCCTGGGGCAAAGGAGCCACTGGGGTCGGGGGAGACAACATCGAGTTCTCCCGCCAGCGTTGGGAGGCCACCAAGGCCTGCCGTCGCGGACAAGCTACACCCGAGCAGCGCATGCTGATCGAGGAAACTGACCAGATTATCCAAGAGGCG